ATTGATGTCATTTATTTAATAGACGCGAGTGTTTTTAAGCTGGGCACCCAGCCGCACACTTCTCCGACTTGGGGCGGAAAAACACGAGGACCGTGGCGGCGAGCAGGAGACCCCAGAACATCATGTCCTGAGAGGAAGCTTTCATCTTACTCTTCGTCAAGAGATTCTTCCTCGTCCTCGTCAGACTCTTCGTCCTCGAACGACCCTGATCCGTCCGTCTCATCCTCTTCATCCTCTTCGTCCGAGTCGGTTTCTTCGTCTGACGTGTCTGGGATGTAATCGTCGTCCGATTCACACTTTATGAAAGATCCTTCATCGCCAAATGACCTGAAGCCAATGTCCTCGAGGAGGTCCGTCTTGAGGTATTCGGCGATCGAGTCGTCATCTATTTCGTACGTATCATCTTCCCACGACCAAATACCCTTGGACGTCTCGGACAAGTAACGGATGGTGAAAATCACGCCATCCTTTTCTTCAATTCTAGCCAGAAGTGGTACCGGTTTGCGAGTGCCCACGTCTGTCCAAACACGCACGAGCGTCATCTGATGTTGTCGGGTTGAATTGTTTTTATCTAAATTTACGCACCTACGCCAGGCGAGCGAAGGGGTTGGCCGCCAGCGTCTTCTTGCCGACGCGCGGGCCGCGCTTCACACCGGCGTTGGCGCGCTTCTTGCGGAGAGCCTTGCCACCGAACAGGGCAGCCAGGCCCATGTTGCCACCCGGGGACACGCGGTGCTTGCGGGGGCGGCCGACCGGGCGCTTGGGGGCATAGCCCTCCATCATGGCACCGATGTGAGCCACGCGCTTCACGTGGTGCACACGCACGCCCACCTTGCGCGGGGCGTACTTGCCGCGGGCCGCGCCAGCGTTCTTACGCTCCTTGCGGATCAGCTTGGGGCGGATCGGGCTGGGGATGGCCACGTTGGCATGGGCGTACTTGACGTTGACCGTGGAGCCCTGGGGGTTACGGTAGTACTTGGCCTTCGGCGCGTACTTCAGACCCTTGTCCGTCTTGACGACGTACTTGCCCTGGGCAGTCTTCATGATGACGCGACGCTTCACGTTCATGAAGGAGGTCGCCTTGGGGGAGCCTGCTGGGACCTTGCGACCCTTGCGGCCGAGACGGGCGCGGTAGGCACGCTTCACGGGACCGTTCATTTTTGTACTATTGACTGAGAGAATTTTCTGGGGCTCGGGAAAGTTGCAGGATAAAAATATTGTAAGAGGTCAGGACAGGGATGTCAGTGTATAAAATTACGAACAAACTCGACGGGACGGGGTACGTTGGTCAGACGACAAAGACATTGGAGCAGCGTTTCAAAGCCCACTGCTCACAGTCGGAAAGAGGCTGTCCTAAAATGTGGAATGCGATACATAAACATGGCAAGGATAATTTCAAAATAGAACTCCTGTGGTCCGACCCTGGATGTTCACAGGCGGATCTAGATGCGAAAGAGATTGCATTTATAGAAAGTCATGGGACTTTACATCCAGGTGGTTATAACCTGACGAAGGGTGGTTTGGGAGGGAGTCACTCTGACGAGACGAAAAAACTCATTAGCGAGAAGAGTAAAAAGGCGTGGGAGGAAAATGGTGAGAAATGGAGGAAGGAGAGAGCAGAGGCTGGACGGAGTGAAGAAGCGAAGGCGAAAACGTCCGAGACGTTATTGAGAGTTTTCCAAGAGAGACCTGAAATTCGGGAACTCATCTCAAAAACTCACAAGGGAAAGAAGAAGAGCACAGAGACCCGAGAACGAATGAGCGCCGCCATGCAAGTTCGTATTCAGACGGCGGAATGGGCAAAGACCGTCCAAGAGAGGGCCAAGCGCCAGATGAAAGAAGTCTACTGTTTCAATTCTAAAAGGGAATTGGTGGCCACCCATTCCGCCCTTACACGGACGCCTATTGACACGGGAATAAGTTTAGGAAGAATTAGATATTCTATAACAAATGGAACTATGGTCGACGGTCTCTATTTCTCCTACTCTTCAGAACTTCCACCTGTGGCCGCAATCCTTGCAGTTGGCGAAGGTTGTCTGGAGGGCGAGTCAGTTGCGAGTTGAGAAAGGAATAACGAGATGGCACGCACCATAGGTTCATCTGCTGAACGAGTTTGCATCTGGTAGTAGGAGGTCTTCGTACTCTTGCATTTGCCGCATTTTAGCAACCCTGTATAGTCTTCATTCTCCTTGGCCTTGATCGCCTCAAACATCATGTCCTTCTCGCGCACTTTGAATAATGCTGTAGAGTAAGGGCCTTCTGGCCACAGGACGTCCGGGCTGTACGTCGCAATCTTGGCCGACTCGAGCTCCTTGAACTTGAGTCTGTAGACGAGCTGGGGGAATATTTCAAACTTGACCGCAACCTGCTCCCCCGCCACCGACAGACCGACTCTGACCTTGGTCGGCGACCGCTTGAGCTCAGCCAGTAGGGCGTGCACCTTCTGCTTATAGGCGGTGCTGAACCTCACATTGTCCCAAGAGGCTTCGCACTTGGGGAATTTCTTGACCGTCCAATTGAGCACGGACCGCTCACAGTTGCGCGCGAGCGGCTCACTGCCGAGGTGGGTCAGGAAGTTGCTGCGGGTAAAGTCGCGGAGCGGGTGGTCCATGGTTTTGAAGGTGGTTTTAGGGTAGGGTTTCGTGGACTGGCCTGGTGAGGACACGAATTTTTCTCCTCGACCCTCATAAGAATGTGGCCCGTTACCGTCGCCCTTGGGTTTCTCATCGCCTATTTCATTCTAAAATTCACAGGGCCGATGCAGACCTCATTGTACCTCCCAGGAGCATCGTACTACAAGAGTGGGCCGAAAGTGACTGGTTCGCCCCTCCCGGTCGACAACGCCCTTGTCGGCGTCGGCCTCGTGACGCGCGTGACGACCAAGCCGAGCGTCATGGACTCTGGGGCGCCGGCCAAGATGGTCATGATGGCTCCTGGACCGGCCATGGCGCCTGGACCGATGATGGCTATGGCTCCTGCCCCGTCTCCTATGATGGACATGGCCCCCGCCCCGTCTCCGATGATGGCCATGACCTCGGCCCCGGCTCCCTCTCCGATGATGGCCATGGGGAACGCACCGGTCACGATGACGCCGGTTCCGTCCCCGGCGCCGGCACCGCAGCCCTCCGCTTAATACCCAGGGCACTTTCCAGCTTTGATTCGGCCCGGACCAGCGGCTTGCTCCGCTTGAGTCTGAGCGTGTCCCCTTCGGCCGACGAGTTTTCGATCGCCTTGAGACGGGCTCCACCCTTGGACGACTGGATGATGCCCGTGGTCGTGGAGGTTCCTGGACCTCCTCCGGCCGAACCAATTTCTACTATGTACATCTTTTCGAAAGGATAATGGACCCTCGGTGGCTCGACTTGGCCGCCGTAGGTTCGAAACTCCTCTATCGTCATGGTCCCACCGAAGCAGGCCAACGCCTCCCTCTTCGGTGCGGGCCACAGGTTGACGCTCTTCCCGAACGCCTGCTTCCTCATGAGCGCCAGGAAGGACTGGATCTCCCCGGCGCGCGACGTCCCCATATCGATAGCGTAAGCCTTGGCGCACGCCCACGAACAAAAATTGCCAATAGTTCCAAAGACCTTCGTCTTTTCATTGTACCTGACTGGTAAGTGGATGCATGGAAGTTGCGGCAAGGAATGGACGCACCAGTAGCATATCAGGGACTGGTCCTTATGACCTTGGTCCATATAGACTTAAAAAACAAGATTTCTTTAATAATAGATGATTCTGTCAATTGACTGTGGAATTAAGAACCTTGCAATGTGTCTTATTCATCCTGGAACGAAGAAGATTCATCAATGGGACGTCTCGGGGGTCCCGCCGCTCCATGCGGACGGTATCTTCCCGTGTATGGTCCGGCACCTCAAGGACAAGCCGTGGGTCCTGGATGCCTCCACGGTCGTGATAGAGAAGCAGCCAGACAAGAACAGGGGTATGAAGGCCATCGAGAACCTCTTGCACACGTACTTTCTGGTGGCCGAGAAGGAGGTGGTCATCTGGGACGCCCGCCACAAGATCCCGGACTGTGCGGGGGCCGGCAAGGCGATGTATGCCAAGCGCAAGAAGGCCTCCATCGAGCGGGCCCGGGAGTTCATCGCGGGCGAAGGACCGAACCAAGACCTCGTGAAATTCTTCGACGGCCACAAGAAGAAGGATGACCTGGCGGATACGGTGATGCAGGCCCTTTCGTTTATTGATAAGCGGCCCGGGAAAGAGGGAGAAACCGCCGCCCCGAAAGCGAAAAAGGTCGCCCCTCGGAAGCCCACAGACAACCAGACGCGAACCAAGTACAGCAAGGCGAATCTTGCGTGGCTGGTCAAAACCAAGGCCAAGCAGGATGCGCGGTTCAAGAAGGACCTGGCAAGGTACTATAGAAATTTAGATGAGTTGAAGGCCGAATTTAATATTGTATAAAAATAGATGAGCGTCAGACCTCCTGACAAAGTGCCATGGGGGGTTATAGCGGCTATAGTTGCGGTTTTTGCAGTTGTTTTATTGATTATATTTGGTATTCGCAAGTCCCTACCGGTTGCGCCTACGGATACATCGGGCACCCCTTACATGATGATAGGTGTGGATAGTGTTCAAACTCGCACTCCAGTCCCAGACCAGGCTCGTGCACCTGTTAGTACGCCCGCGCTGGCTCCGGTACGCACTCCAGTCCCCGTAAGCGTACAGACACAGGTGGTTCCTTATTCCGGCTGGTCAGCATTCATCTTGAACTCGGATGCATCTGTGCCCCCTTACTGGATGATGGGTGTAGACCGTGTTCAAACTCGCACTCCAGCGCCGGCTCCAGCTTTCGCACCGGTCCCAGCTCCCGAACCGGCTCCTTACTTTACACCGGCTCCCGCGCCGTCTCCAGCTCCCGAACCGGCTCCTTACTTTGCACCGGCTCTGGCACCGGCTCCAGCTTTC